AAACAAGTTCATTTTCTGTTTCGATATAAACTCCTTTAGCGATTAAATCAGCTATTGCAGTTTCTTTGTCTTTGTATTGTAATTTATATATTTCCATTATATAGTTGTTAAAGTTGCTAATTCAGCATTTGTTAATCTTGTTTTCCAAATAGTAGTTAAATTAACTCTATCATTTAAAGGTAAACCACTTGTTGTATTATTACCTAAATTTATAGCACTTAATGGATTTGGAGCAGCAGCTGCAGTTCCTGTTATTAAAGTATTATTATTTACTTTAATGCTATAAGTTGTACTACCACCTGATATTGTATAACCTACTGCTATTTTTGTAGTTCCTATTGGGAAGTTTCCTAAATTAACACTAACACCATTAAAAGATGTATATAAAGTAGTTCCTAAAGTCCAAATAATTATTCTTTGTGTTTCAGTTCCATTTGATACTGATATTAATCTTCTTTCATTTGCGTTTACACTTAAATTAGCATCAACAAATATTGTCCCCTCTGTTTGACCAATTAAACTACTTATTCCTGTTTTAGAAATAACATCTGCGTTTCTTGTTACACTCGCTGAAGTTGTAGGAATGTATGATGTAGCATTTGAACCTAATTCTAATTGAGCACCCCAAAGGAATACACCATTAGAAGAATTACCTGAATAAATTACAGTTGTTGAATTTAAAGCAGGACCTATAAAAAAATAAGTTGTTGTAGTTGCTACAAAAGTACCTGTAACTCTATACCAATCATTACCATAATCTTCTAATTTATAGCTAACCCAAGTTCCCGCAGTAGATGAAATTGTACCATTTACTAAATCAACTCTTATCTGTTTACTTTCATTTGTATAAATTCCAATATATCCAAAATTACGTTCCGCTTTTTTAATAAAACAAGAAGCGGTATATGTTTGTCCATTAGTTAAAGACCTTATTGATTCAGCATAATGATAACCACTTGTAGTTGTTTCTAATATTTTATTAGCAGTTAAATTTCCGCTTGGAGATGTTGTGGCATTTAAAATTATAGTAGCGTTTGTTTTTATCCAAAAAGCATTATCAAACTGCTCTGAATAATTAGCTAAATTCGTTCTCTGTGGTTCAACTAATATACTCGGACAAGTTGAATTTGTATAGTCTAATCTTGGAACGTCTAATCTGTCAGTTGTAGGAAAGTATTCTTTTGCTGAAGTGCCTCTAACTAATTGAGCATTTTGAATATATGATGTACCCGTTGTTACATTGTATATTCTCCACGCTGAATTTGATGATGCACTAACTGTTATTGTACATCTATACCAACCATTACCTACGCTTTCAATAGTTGCGTTAATTGGAGCAGCTACAAAATCAGCACCGATTGTTCCCGTTGAAAGGTTAAAATATTTTCCTTGTGCTGAATGTTGTGAATATAAAATTATTTGAGTATTAGTACCTGCTTTTGCATATATACTAAAAGTGTTTGTTTCGTTTATTAAACTGTTTTGATAAATAAACCCATTGTTCGCACTTGAAGTTAATAAAGACGCATTTAATGTTCCGTCATAACCACTTTGACCGCTTGTTACGCTTGTATTTGATTTTATCCAAATAGCATTACTAAAAGTATTACTATAAGTAAAAAAATTATAAGGCGTAACTTCAATAAGTCCGTCACTATTAACTCTCGTTGCAGTCGTTGCTCTTGTTACTACTAAATCGCCACTTCCGTCAGTAGGTTTGATTGCATATAATTTGTCCTCTTTGTAACCATTTGGCGTAACTACCAAAGATGCACTATCAAATAAACTCATATATTTTCTATTAAATTAATTAAACATTGTTTAGCCTCGAAGTTTCCACCATCAGTAGCTATTCTTGCAATAAAATCAATTACCGCTTCAATTTCGTTTCCTAAGATTTCAGTTTCACCCGACCAACTTACAGAGTAAACACTACCCCAACTAATATCATTAGTGATAGCACCTTGCCCCCAATAAATATCGTTGTTGTTTACACCTTGCCCCCAATCTATATTATTTGCCATTTTCTATTTTTGTTAAAAATAATTCTAACTTCTTTTTGTTTTCTTCTTTAGGTTTGGTATAACTACCTACCTTTTTTCTTTTCTTTTTATAACACCCAAGATCCATAGAAATTGTCGGTATCAGGGAACATATCCCCGTTAGAGTTACTATTATATTCAGGAAAAGTTGCATTGTTAAAACACATAAAATCTATAAAACGTTGTGTGTAATGTTGTGCAATATCACGTTCTTTTTCTACCAAGTAATCAATTTCGTTTTTCTCTACACTTGTAGAATTTTCAGCAGTATGTTTAAACACTCCTTTGTTAGCTATTGTATAAGCAGCAAAAGGTAAATATTGAACCATAGCAAAATGAATTAACATCGGTTTAATATACTCGGTTAAAAGATTCTTATATGTAAGGTTTGCGTTTAAGTTAATATCACCGCTTATAATCAAGGTTTGAAACTTGTTATATAAATCAGTTCCTAAATAGTTTTGAATAGTTATATCCTGTGCTATTTTTATATATTGGATAAAATCATCAACGTCTAAATTTCCATTTAGTATAGTGAATCTTTTTACATCCTCAGTACTTATTAATAATGCGTAAGCCATTTTCTAATTGTTTTTAGGTAAAAATCCTTTGTTTGGCATATCTATTGGTCGTTTGGAAACTAATTCCTCATTTTTAACTGTATAGCCATATTCTGCAGCTTTTGCACCTGCTATTATTCTTGCTTTAGGTGAATTAACGTCAATGTTTACACCTTCAAAACTTGCGTAAACTTGTTTATTCCATCTATGATGACAAGCACCACCGCCTTTGTATAACCATATTGAATAAGTGTCAGCGCCACGTGGTCCCCAACCTTTATTTACTGCTTGTTCAGACATTCTAATAATATCTTCTTTACGATAAATTTTATCAGCTTCTTTCATTTTTTTACAAAACAATCTACTATCAGCAGAAATTTCACCCGCATAAACGTAACGAGTTATAAATCTAATTCCATCAATGTTTTCGTCTTGCTCACTTTTAGCGTTTGGTCTTGCAGAACCGGTACTTACAAAATTATAAACTTTAGATAGTAAACTTTGTTTTGGATCTTTGTTTAATAATTCGTTTTCGGCATCGTCAGTATCGTAGTCAACTTCGCTTTCGTCAATTAATAACCAATTTTCGTTAGGTGTTTCCCCCAAGTCTATTAAATCATTTGCAACTTCGTCGTCTAAAGTATTGTCGCTTGAACAACATACCTTACTCATTTTAACACCTGTTTCTTCTTCGTTCGTTTCTGCGCTTAATGTATTTACATCTATAAAATCAAGTGGTTGTATTGTCTTAAAATATAGGTTTAAAGCGATCCCGTTTACTGATAGTATTTCGTCTAACGCTTCAATGATTTCTAATTGATATGGTCTAATAACAATATTATCAAACAAACGTGTAGCAGTTTCAATTTCATCTGCATTGTTTCCTAAACCACCACCTGATTCACGAATACCTAAAAGCATTGGCGAAGTAACTCTATGACCAACGATTAACTTTTCAAAACATTCAGTACTTAAATACTCGTAATGTGCAGGAGCATCGTTTAATGGAATATCGTCAACAGTTGTTTTATTTTCTGTACTTGCATTAAAAGATACAATTACCTTGTCTCCTCGTGAACCTGTTAATTTACGTTTAACCTCATTAGCGATTTCTTGGCGTTTTTCTTCTTGTGGTATATTGTTATTAAAGTTAATTACTTTAGTACCGCTAAAACCATTCATAACGTCGTTAATCAAGTAATCTGATATTTCTTGCTCAAGCATTGCGTAAGGCAAAGCACCACTATAATCAATAGGCGTGTAATAATGATAACCCGAAACGTATGGTTTAATAATGTAAAGTTCAACTTCTTTTCCGTTACCGAATTTAAAAGCAGGAATACGTTTTAATTCATCACCTTTTTTATATTTTGACCAATCAGGATGATAAAACCAAGCCTCAATTTCGCCTTTGTCGTTACATTTTTCTGCTCTTAACGTGTGCATTGGAAAATGTTCAACTGATTTAACTTTACCATTAAAGTAAACAACCTGCATTGCAGCCATTCCAAGTAACTTACGTTCTAAAGCAACTTTACGCAAACAATCCTTTTTTACAATAGACATCATTTGTGCGTACTCGTTTGGTTTACGATTTGAATCTGTAGCATCGATTCCTTTTCCATAAATCATATTAGCAACACCTGTTATAATAGCGTGATTTGTATTTGAATACAAAAATCTATCAATAAGGTATTGAAAATAGTTGTTATCTACGCCATATTCAACGAACTCTTTGTTTTTAGATTCAGTTATAGTTGGCGAATTATAAGCGCTTAAACTTAAAATGTGTACGTTATTCATAAATTATAAATTCGTTATCTGAAGTTCTTTGCGTGTAAACATTTTTGTTTATACTAAATTCTTCAATTATTTGGTTTGTGCAAAATATTTTATCTCTATAAACTACATCAGTACCATTTAAAATAGTCAAATTGTAAAATTTGTTTTCTATTATCGGAAATACCAAATTAGTAACTGCGTAATATTTATCAATCGAAAATACGCATACAATAGTTTGTTCTGTATTTGCTTCTTCATCTCTTAAAACAATAGCATCAGCTTCCGAACCATCAATAGTGGCGTAAAGATTTTGTGACGTTGCTTGTTCTTTTAAAATTATCATTCTTTTATTTTAAAAATAAATAATGTGTTGAATTGTTAAAACAAAAAAAGGGTAACTAAAAAGCTACCCTTAATTAAATTTAAAGTTGATTATTAAGAACCAACAACTACTGTAAATCCTGCATCAGTTAAATTATCACTGATAAAATTAGCAGGTACTGCTTCCATTCCTGTTAGCGTTAAGGTATATCCACTTAAATCACCCATAGCACCACCCGTTACGATAGTACCACCTGTTACATCCATTCCGTGGTCTAAACCTGCTAAAAACAAGTTTCCGTTGTTATCTTGTACAATAACTTGTGGACGCCCATAAGCCATTAATTTCAATTCTTTGTGGTCTTTAACTGTTAACTTTTTGAAAGTCAACTCTAATACTTGCTCGTAAAACGTTGTTCCGTTTTCTCTTGAGCTATTTACGTTTTGTGTAAATGTAGAAGCACCTTTTAATTCGTATTTATAAGCTGAAGGAGTACCTGCAACTGAATCAATCACATCTGTGTCTGTTCCGTTATAAGTAACACCTGCTATTTCGCCATAGTTTACAAAATAAACTGCATACAATCCGCCTACTGAATCTTTGCATACTTCTAATCTTCCACTTGATAAATCACAAGCCATATATGTATATTTTTATTAGTTAATTAAAAAAAAGGGTGGCGTTTATTTCACCACCCTTGAAGTTTAGTTTGCTTAAAATTAAGCAGGAGTGTAAAGAACGATATCAGAACCAATTCCGTATTGTACACCTGCAGTAAATCTCATTACTACTCTTATATTTTGTGAACCTAAAATTTCGCTTTCATCAATAACCCGTACTTCATTATGGTCAGAAAGTAAACCTGTTCCAAAAAATAAGTTAGATTTTTCAGCAGCCATCATATAGTTGTTAGCCAATCCGTTTGCAACAAATATTTTAACTCCGTCAAAAGTTAAACTTCCGTTGTTAAACCATTGAGTACCCATTGCGTTAGTACCATTAGCACCTAAACCTGAAGCAGCAAATCCACCTAAAGCTCTAACGTAAGCACGAGCAACGTTTTGAGATACATAGATATATAAATCTTCTTTTCCGTAAAGTGCAGCAGGAATAGCGTCAACTACTTTTCCTAATTCAGCAATAACGTTAGCAGCAGTTACAGTTGTACCAACAACGTCGATAACAGTTGCATCTGCAGTAGCTAAAGTAACGAATCCGTCAAATTGTCCTGAAGTAGCAGTAGTACCTCTCCAAATTGATACTTCATTGTTTTGTGCAGCTTTAGCAGCAACGTGAGCTAATAAGAAATCTTGAAAAGAAGGTGGCATTGAATCGAATGCAGAATATCCCATTTCGATAGCTTCCCAATCAGAACGGAAATCTTTTTTACAAAGTTGTAAATTGATTTGGAATTCCTCAGGAGTAATAATTCTTTCAGTTAAAGTAACTGTAGAAGTTGCATCGAAATCACAAGTAGAATCTTTTACTAAATCGTTAGTAGCTAATCTTTTGATAACTTCTTTGTAAGCAATGTTTGGTTTTACTTCAATACCACCGTTTTCGATAGTTGAAGCCGACAATAAAGCTGCGGAGATATATTTTCCCGCGAAACTTCCGCTGTAAGTCGTTGTAATTGAGGTAGTTGTAGCCATTTTAATTATTTAAGGTTTGTAATTTTGTTTAATACAGAATCAAAAGTTGTTCTTTGTCTGTTTTGTGCAAATAAATTTAATTCTCTTTTAGTTGTAGCATCAGGATTGTGTGTTAAAGGCTCAGCAGATAATTCTACTTCTTTAACTTCAACTTTAGCTAACTTTAATTCTTCGATTTCTTTTCTCAAAGATTCGATTTCAGCAAAGAACATTTCTTTAGTAACTGATTCAATTACTCTTTTAGGTTCTTTTACTTCGGCCATTTCTTGCTCTACTTCAACTTCTACTTCAGCTTCAGGTTCTTCAACCTCAACTTCCATTTCTTTGATTTCAGCAATAATACCTTCTTCGGCTACGATTAAAATCATACCATCCTCTAACTTGTATTCTCCAACAGGTAAAGCAATTCTATCTTCTTCATTAACGATGAAAACACCTGCACCTGCTTCAAATACTTCAGCTTCGATAATAGTACCATTTTCTAAAGCCATTTGAGCAAGTTTTACTTCCATTCCCAATAAGGTTTTAATTTGGTTAATTACGTTCGACATTTATATTTAATTTAGTTATTCTATTTTTAAAATAAAAAAAAAACAAATTGTTATATTTTTATGAAATGTTAAATAAAAGTTAAAATGTGTTTATTGTTTAAAAAGTTTATATATTTGTAAAAAAATAATTATGGAAAAAAATATCAAAGTTTTAGGTTTA